CCTCGTCCGTAATATCGAACTTTGACCACTCGCCCACGGGCATCATGTCTGAGCTATGCTGGAAGTACATGGGCAGCGGTCTGCCGGCTTCCATCCAGCCTTCATGCCACATCTCAAAAGCTGCCGGCGTGTAGAAAAATCTACGCCCGTCTGCGCCTTCTCTTGCGCCCCAAGTTGTCAGGGTTGCCTCGATCTCGCCGGTAGGCTCGCCGGTTGCCTCATCAGCCATACGGCCAAGCTCAACCTTTGCCTCGGTGAAGAATTGAATGTGCTTAGCCATGTATCGGTTCCTTTTCCTTCATTTTCCCATCTTCGGGTTTAGGCTTCGGCTTTCTCTTGTCAGCCACTTCCTTTAACCGCTTCAAAACATCCTTAAGCATTGCCAGCTCGCCCAGTCTTACCTATGACCTTAAGATTTCCGCCACCGCCAGTATCCTGCGGCGAAGAGCCGGCAATAGGCTTATCAACACCGCCGGCAGCAAGCAGAGAATCACCATCGTCCACGCTATCAAGCCCAAGATAGTCTCTAGCTTCGTTGGGCGTGAGAATGCCATTCTTAACCCCTGCTACAACGTAATTCATCTGATCTAGCGGAGCGCCCTTGAGGAAATCCTGCGTTTGAAACTGTACATACAAATTGGGATAGCCACCAAGAAGGCTCGTCTTTAGCTTTTGCTCAATGTTCGTGATGAACGGCATCATCGTTGACTTGTAGAACTCGTCGAGCATCGTCTGCGTGTTGTTGTACTTAGACTCACCAACGCCGATCATCGCCGGAGGAACACCAAACAAGCCAGCAATCCGCGCCATTGTTTGTTTCTTTAGCTCTCGCGCATCTACGTCTTGCAGCGTCAAAGGCTTAATACTTTCGTACATCATACCTTGGTCTAAGAGCATCGACTGCCCAGGCTTGCTTAAGTCTGAGGGCTGGCTGTTGAGCATGTTTGTCCATGCTTCTTTCAACCGGGCCGCAATCTCTTTGAACTTGGAATCGGGTATGACTTGATCGGTACGGAACAAGCCAGAAGGCTTAGCGCCGTTAAGCATGATGAAGTTTGAGTAAAGATCAATGTCTTGATCGAGCGAGATCAGCTCGACAGCCTGGAGACGGTTAAACGAAGAAGATCCCTGCCAAGGCTCGCTTTTAACGTGCATAACCTGGAAGTATTTCAAGGGCTCGTCTTTGTTAAACCCGTAACTTGAGCTTGTAAGCGTATAAAACGGGTAGCGAGTCTCGGAGATGCGCGGAACGATCAGCGTCGAGTCAAGAACGTAGACTTCAAGCGGAACTTGCTGAGGATCGGCTTCGTTCTTTCTCCAAAGCAATACAAAAGTTTCGCCGGCCAGCTCATGCCACATCGTGAACTGATACCAAAACTCGTATTGACTTTGGAAGTTATTAGGCTGAGCAAGCAAGTTAAGAATCGACTTGGCGCGATTCTTTTCCCGCTCGGGAACCCCAGGTTCCGTCTGCGTATCGACCAAAGTACCGTCAGCCTGCCTAGACATGATCTTTACGGGCAGCTGTGCAAGCGCTCTAGCCTTAGTTCCGACGCAAGCCATGACCGTCGAGTTCCTGGCAAGCGTTGTAATGTCAAGCGAACGTCCAGCTTCATTAACAGCCGAAGTGGTTACATAAAGAAGCTGATTAGATCCGTAGCCTTGCCCCTTACCTCGGAGCATGACGTTGTTACCCAAAACAGTGTTGCCGAACAACGAATTCGACTCATTTTGGGTTATTTTTTTGCGGAATCTGTCGAATATGCCCATTTTTAGCCCTAAAAGACCCTGAATCCGTATGATTCAGACGGCATCGGATTGTCTAAGCTACAGTGCATGGCGATTATGAGGGCGACGATCCCGTCGACCTTCGCATGTCGGTCAACTCCGGCCTTTTTAATCTTGATGTTGCCCTGCACATCCACAAACACTTCGCAATTTCCCAATTGGTGGCCTAAAAACGGGTTGCCATCGTGTTTGATTTTATGGCCTAGAATAAGCCGCTCTACATGCTTGGAAGGGTTAGAAAGTACCGCCATACCCTGCCCAACTTTTTTAACCGGCATTCCAGCTTCGTATAGTCGCGCAACCAGCGCAGCCGCATTATATGCGTCGTAGCCAACCTCACGAACGTCGTATTTCTGGCTTTGTCCCAGAATATACTCCGAAATCTCGCGGTCGTCCATAACATTGCCTTCGGTGATATGCAAAATGCCCGAATTGATAGCCTGTCGAAAAATATCCTGGTAATGCGCTGGCAGAAGGTCGAAACCATCTTCGGGAAGAAAGAACTTCCACTCGGCCTCGTAATCATCCTCAGCATAACGCTTAAGGGTACAAACCGCGTTTAGATCTCGTGTTGCTGCCAAGTCAAAACCGATAAATACAGCCTCGGGCTCGCGGTCTGTAAGACCTACAGCCTCATCCCAATGCGCTCTATCTACCCACGCAGTTTCGGCTGAAACGTAGACGTTTAATGTTTTGCAGAGAAACTCGTTGAGCGCAGCGGGCTTAATCTTCGCCTCTTCGCAGCGCGCAACAATCGCATCGTGCGAAACCGAGATATTGTGCATCGGGTTAGCTTTAGCCCATACCTTTTCGTCTCTCCAATCGTCTCCAGCATCCAGAGAGTAAAGAAGGCCAAACCATCGCGGGTTATCAGGAACGTCCTGATGGAGGATATGCTCCATCACCTGAAAGTCCTCAAAGAACTTTGTGTCTCTCGTAAAGCTCGCAGTGGTTATGTATAGCCGAAGAGGATTCAGTCGAGATACCATCCCTGAATGCAATACCTCAATCGCATTCCTGTCTACGATCTGACTCGCCTCGTCAATGATCGCGCAAGAAGGGTTGAGCCCGTCTCCGGTCTTTTTAGTGTCTCTGGAGAGAGCTTTCATCATGCTCTGGCTGTCGCCGTTCTTCACAATCGTGAACTTGCCGAGAATAAAGAGCCTCGAGATCTCCTGCGGCAACGTTTCGACGAATCCCTTAGCGGTAGTGAAAACAATTGACGCTTGATCTCTGTTGGTAGCGAGCGTGTAGACCTCTGCGCCAGCTTCGCCAAAGGCTAGCTCGTAAAGAGCGATAAGAGCCGTCAGTGTCGATTTACCAGCCTTTCTAGGGATGTAGACAATGACATCCTGCACCATCCGTTTACGGCGGTCTTTCTTGTGTCTAAAGCCGTAAATCGCGCAGGCAATAAGGATCTGAAACGGCTCAAGGCTTACAGGATAGCCAGCCCACTGTCCTTTGACATGCCTGCATAGACCCGCAAACTGTAGAAAGTGATTAACCGGGCTAGGATCAAAGACCCATTCCCATTCTTTGTTTTCTATGTGATTAAGAAACCGCTGGCAGGCTAGGCGAACATTCCGACAAGCGTCGATCTCGCCTTTTACGATGCCGACAGCGTAAGCAATACCATCTTCTATTCTCATGTGCCGAACTTAGGCCCCGCTAGGAATTCGCCCATCTTAGAGCCATCCTCAAGTTTGTTTGCCGCCAATCGAGAGCGCGGAGTAAGCCCCATTTCGTTCATCAGCTTGATCGAGTTCTCCATCGCTTTGTTTGCAAGGCTAATGTAAGGATTGGGAGCGTGAGTCTTTCCGCCGTTAGTCTTAACCACTAAAGGATGCTTTGCCTGCTCTTTCCTTGCGTCAATGTAGAGCTGAAGCTGATCGGCAAGCATCATGAGCGTGTGCCTGTCTTGATCCGAGCCAATACCGTAGACATCGAACAAGTAGTCGGCGGTCTCTTTTACAAATCTCTCGCGGTTAAATAAAGCCGGGTTGTCTGCCCATTCGGCAAACGGAACCCTGATCTTTACCTTCTCCGGCAGCGGGATGCCCGTGTTCTCTCCCTTTGTGCCGTGTACCAAATGAACTTCAGGTGGATATTTCCGCTGCATTTTCTAGCCTCGCTTTCTGTCCGGTGAATTCTTCCCATCGCTTAACGATGACGTCGCAGTATTTTGGGTCTAGTTCCATAAGATAAGCAATACGGCCATTCTTTTCTGCGGCTATTAATGTCGTGCCGGAACCACCAAAGCTATCTAGCACTATATCGCCGCCCTTTGTGTTGTTAAGCATCTGGTACTCAAATAAAGCCACTGGCTTCATGGTTGGATGCTCGCCGTTGCGACTAGGCTTATCAAACTCCAGAATCGTTGTTTGCTTCCTGTCAGCGGCCCATAAGTGACCCGCACCTTCTTTCCACCCGTACAAACAAGGTTCATGCTTCCAATGGTAATCCTGCCTTCCCATAACTATGGTTGATTTTTTCCATATAAGGCACTGGCGAACTTTCCATCCAGAATCATGTGCCGCGCCACGAAAGTTGTAGCCTTCTGAATCAGAATGCCAAATATAAAAAACTGCCCCAGGTTTCATAACTGAATCTGCGGCTGTATAAGAATCCCGCAAGAACTGACGAAACTGATCGTCCGCCATGCTGTCATTTTTTATCTTTAGTGCATCCTTTGTCTTGCCTTCGTACGCAACGTTATATGGCGGATCGGTAAGCCACATATCCACAAGCGCACCCGCGGTAAGCGTTGCTAAATGATCCATGCTCGTACTATCGCCGCACATAAGCCTATGCTTGCCTAATATCCAGATGTCTCCGGGCTTTGTAATAGCCTCCGGTGGAGGCTCAGGGACAGCATCCTCGTCGGTCAATCCTTCGTTTACAACCTCGGGCTTAAGTGCGCTTATTTCCTCTTCACCAAAGCCAGTAAGACTTAAGTCTAACCCCTCAAGCTCCAACTCCTCAAGCTCCAGACTGAGAAGCTCATTGTCCCATCCGGCATTCAAGGCCAACTTGTTGTCAGCAATGATAAGAGCCTTCTTTTGAATCTCGGTCAAATGCGACAGTTCTATCGCCGGGATTTCCTCAAGGCCTAACCGCATCGCGGCCTTCAGCCTTCCGTGGCCAGCAATGATTCCTTTCTCGCCGTCGATCAGAATCGGGTTAGTCCAACCGAACTCTTTTATGGACGCAGCGATCTGCGCGATCTGCTCGTCTGAGTGCGTTCGGGAATTCCTTGCGTAAGGGGTGAGATCCCCCACGCGAGTCATGACGACTGAGGGAATTCCCTGTTTTTTTGTCCTACCCATCCTGTTTTATCCCTTTGCAGAAAGTTAAGGCCGCGCTTGCTCATCTCCCACGCGTCAATTTTTAAGTCATTCCGCATTATGAAATCAAGTGTATCTCGCCCGCAACATAATCGTGCACCTCGCCTTTCTTTTCAAGCCCTGTCTTTATGGAGTGACATTCAGCGCAGAGCGACTGAAAACGGTTGCCCATCCATTTTTCTCTATCCATTCTGTGCGGGAAGATGTGGTCAACGTGGTGAGCTGGCGTAATTCTTCCGAGGCTTTGGCATCGAGCGCAGATCGGATGTTTTGACAGTTGGATCTGCCGAAACTGTTGCCATTGCTTAGTACCGTAGAGTTTATTGAAAGCCTTACGGTCTGTAGATATTGCACCGCCATGCTGGTTGCAGAAGGTCGAGCCGTTGACCTTGGGATTTGTACAGCCTAGCTCCCGACAGGTTGTCTGCTTGGGTGTTCTTGGCATACGGGATATAGGGCTAAGTCTAGGAATAGATCTGACTCTTTGCGAGTCATATGCCTTGTTATTGACTCTAGTTCTTCGCGCTCCATAAGCGCGTTGAAGAGACAGTAGAGCGAGTAAGGCAGATCATCTTGGTTGAACACGGCTTGGAAGATGAAGTCTTTCTCGTTGGCTAGATGTTCCAATGCTTTCTCGATCCTCACGATAACCCCCTGCATAGGCAGCTCTTGCTACTGCTTGAGCCTTTTGTAGTGTCGGGAATGGCCCTTTATTTCCCCAGAACCATCCCTTTGTGGTTTTTTTGTACGGCATTACTTAAGAAACGTCAGCTTGTAGAGCGTTGACTGCATGAGCCCTGAGATCTCATCAATGCCATTCTGTATCGCTGAATCATCGCCCATTGAGTTTCTGTAGTCAGCCACATATGCCAGCATGTACTCCAGCTCAGACTTAGCCGTACTCTCTGGCGGTCTATATTCGATGGGGTAGTTCATCAGCTTGCCGTTGAGACCCTGCCACTGCTCAACCACGGAATCCACTAAGTCACCTAAATCCTCGTAAAAACTGCCTAGCGCTTTATGTTGAGCATAACTCTGGCTTTGCAGATGGAGTATGTGAGCGTTGGTTACAGCGTGAAGCAGACACATAATGAATCTGCCCGGCGTATAGACTTCTTGTGGCTGCGCTTGCTCTTTCTTGTTAGCATTTGCCCAACTCTTTCCCGCGTCACCGCCCCACAATGCCCAGGCTATCCGCCCCGCTGATGGGTAACCATCTTCGCCTGGAGACCATCCCTCGCCCTGCTTATCAACTTCATGTCTTGCAAAGTAGCTAATCATCCGACTGATTGTTTGTTGGGGAAGATCGGCCTTGTTGATGATGTCTCGGGCTCTCGCTACGCCTATGGCCGTTCCACCACGGCCAAATTCTTCACGCCAAGCTAAGCCTTTTTTAGCCTCAGCAACCATTGCATCATTAGGAACTGGCATAAGCGCTCCAAAAAAAGCCCTCAGACAGAGGGCAATGAGAGGAAGGAGTCACTTTTTTAGTTTACTCCCACTTCTTGACGAATTCAATGCCATGATGTACGCCTCGATTCTCGTTGCAAATATGAGCATTTCAGCCTCGTTTTGCTTTGTGAGTAGGTTTCTACCCACTGACTTCATTTCTTCGACTGTAAGCCTTCTCCAGGGCTCCACGATACCTTTTACGGATTCCCATTCACTCACCGCGAGCCCTCCTAAGTTGTTCATCTGCTTCATCGGCTAACTGTTTTGCTCGTGCCGCTAGATCTTCAGCCATGTCACACAGCTCATCCATCTGAAGCATCAGTTTGTCAAAGTCGCTAAGGTTTTCGGTCAGCGAGTTTAAGAATGCTTGCCTTGCTATGTCGTTGATGTTCATAGTTCCCTCTTAATTTGCTTTGCTAGCTCTTCACCGCGGTCGGTAAGCATCCACACATAAGCCTTGCTTCCAGACGGAGCGGGTCGCTTTACCTTGTTCCCGTCGTCGTCTCGGAAGTGTGTTACTAGCCCTGCATCCTGGCAGTCTTTCCTCCGCTTGCCTATGCTGTTCTGCTGTAAGCCAGTTTTATCTGCAAGCTCGTAATCGGTAAGGTTGCCGTATTCAAGCAACGCAAGCAGGGCTGTTCGTCTGTGATTGTTAGCCTTAAACCTTGCGTCGATTGCCGCCATATGTGAAGTCAGCGGATCTGTGCGTCTTGCCGTTGGAAAAGTAAATGGAATCATCCCTCGCCCCTAAGTAAGTCTGCTGCATCTTTGTGACCACGTTTTTCTAAAAGATAAATACAGTGATTAAGCCTTGCCTCTCCAACATTAAACCTCACAAGCTCAGCGAAATCTTCCAGCTCTTTTAGATTTACCAGCTCACCTGTTCTAAAGTAGGTTGGTAACTTGGCAATCTTTGCCATCCTGATCACCTCGTCTTGTCTTATCTCTGAAATCATGGCATTCCTTTCAAATGCTTTGACATAAGAATCGTTTTTATATGCTCGGGAACCTTGGGCAGCGGAGCCCATGCCACAGCCCAGTCTGTCCACGTTCCAATCACGCAAACACCTCCAGCGTTGAGCAAAAGCATCTTTACACCTCGCGGCGGCGCTTCATCATCTGGTGTACGCCAGTTTGATTCACCGGCTATGTATGTTTTCAAACTGGCCTCGGCCACAAGTAAGACACTGCTGGTTTGTAACCCTTGTCGATCAACGTCTTTTCTTTGACTTCACGCCCGCCTGGAAGCACAAACGTTTTTCTCTTGCTGTAATGCGGCACGATCATGATCTCGTGCGCGTAGTAGACGTTTACCCAGTCGTGTTCCTGCATCTTTGCTTCTATTTTCATTTGCTTTCCTGTTTTAGTAAAAAAAATCTTTCTTTCTCAAATGCGCCAGTTTCCAGCCAAGTATTGACGCGGCCTTTGTGTGCAAGTTGTTTAAGAAACTGATAGCAAGAGCGTTTGTCAATCTTGACTTGCAAACAAATCTGTTTGAGCGTGGATGGCGTTTTGCGCTTTTTAAGATAGGTCAAAATCTTTGCTTGCTTGTTGTTTGTTGATTTCCATTTGATGGAATCGTGCAAATTGTGATCGCCGCTCATGATTTTCTTTGGTAGTAATAAGACCAAGCGCCGATATGCTGCTTGAATAGCTTTTCCTTAGTAATCAGCTTGCGAACCTCCAAAGACCTGATCATCTTGCGAGCGTTTTGCGTAGTGCAGCCAAACTGATCAGCTAGGTTTTGCAGTGACTTAGGTTCATTAAGCGCATCCAGATAGATCTTTTGAGTCTTGGTCAGCGGTCTAAATTGCTTGATAAGTCGCTTGCCAAACTTTTCCACAGACGCTTGGAATTCAGGTCTGCCTGACACCATCACACCCATCGTCCGAGCCAGCACAAGGATTTCTTGCTTATCCATTTTTTTCCTTTAGCTTGGTTTCGATAGTTTTGGCAAATTCAACAACCTCATCGGGGCTGATATACATAGTCCTGCCATCTTTTCGGTCACCACCAAAAATACTGTGCCCAGTTACCTTTTCCCACTCATCTTCAATCTCCTCATTCGTCAAACTGACCCATTCCTTCTTAGTCGCTTCCTTGCGTAGTCGGCTGACATGGCCTTTGTTGTAGCCAGTTTGCTTTGCAATGTCTGTAACCCTAAGCGACGGGTCTTTAACGAGCTTTCTCACTTCCTCAAAACGACAATTGCTCATAACCAATCCTAAATAAGTTCGACATGGCAGGAGTGATGCAGGGTTCTATGTTCTTTTTCTAACAATTTCCTGACCCAATGTTTAATACCTCCTGGTGTGTTTATTTCTCTAGCAACATACTGGTATTTTTCTTGAGAGCGTTTAAGCACAAACATGTCTCCCGGTTTTAGCCAGCGAACAGTTAACGGTTTTGCCATATTTTTCATGACTGCCTCGCTGGACAGGTTCTTCCCTGGTCGCAATTATCGTTACATGGTGGGCATTTATCCGCTCTTCGCTGCGCCGCTTCGTTTGTATACGTCTCGCCGTAACGCTTCCTTAGTTTTACAATGTTCGCTTTCAAAATGTCTTCACGATCCAAACTAAATGCCTGTCTGATGCCTTCAAGGTAAAACTCTATGTCGCCGAGCTCTTCCACAAGATTTGTGAAATCCAAAGGCTTTTGGTAGATCGCAAACTTTTTGATGGTGTCTAGTAGCTCACCAGCCTCACCAGACACACCTATAGCCATGTGCAAAGCAAATGCTTGCATAGGCGTAAGCTCGTCAACAATGTCCTGCCCTGGCTTTGCCAGTTCAAAAACTAGTTTCTTGTGTTCTTTCATATGTTCTCCTGTATAAATTGAATTCGCTTCCCAATCCAATACATAACTGGCACAGCCATTGAGTTTCCCAATGCTTTGTATCGTGGGCCATCTGCCGCATTGGGTATGTTTGTGTAATTGTCAGGAAATCCTTGCAAGCGCTCACATTCAACGGGAGTGAGCCTTCTCACCGCAAAATCACTGCTTTTGTTTGTTCCTACTGCATGGCCATGTGACTTGCTAAGTGTTGGTGCTGGGTCACCATCATTGAATATACCAAGGGGCCATTCATCAATCCCATTGACCCTACCTAAAGCGTTTTGAGTGCTGATCGGAATGGCTATAGGGTCATACACTACATGACCTGCCTCTACAGCCTGGTTATTGATTGTTCCTAAATGACAAAATAATGGCCCCACAACTGAATGACTGATGGCTTGAGTGCTGCCATTTGTATCAAGTGGTCCTGTATGCTCTTCCCATGAGTCAGGGTCTTGTCTAGCATTGAATGCAATTGGTTGGGCTATAGCAGCAGGCTGTGCACGATCAAGGGTGGGTGCAATTTCTTTACTGACACCTAATCCATTTGCTCCCGTATTGGCTGTTATCATAGAAAAGACAGGCACACAGAAATCTAACTCATTAGCATTACCAGCAGGTCGAGTCATCCCTCCTGTGTTGGCAGTGATGGTTCCTGCGACGGGCGACATGCCACCGAACGTAGCGCCTGTTCCAGTGCATCTGGCAACTTCTTTCCCCTTTTTTCTGCTCGGCGGAGGATTCCCTGACAAGCTGTAGCGCTCAAAAAGTACCGCCGCGGCATGTCGCCAGTTTCCAAGACATCCGACAACGAACACACGTCTGCGTCGCTGGGTCACTCCAAAGTACTGAGCGTCAAGAACTCTGTACGCCCACCCATACCCGAGTTCGCCCAACATCCCGACAAAGGCTCCAAAGTCCCTTCCTCCGTTGCTTGACAAAACGCCGGGGACGTTCTCCCATACCAACCATCTGGGCCTAAATCGGTTAGCAATCGCACCAAAGGTAAGCATGAGGTTGCCACGCGGGTCATCCAGTCCTTTTCTAAGTCCTGCAACTGAGAAGGATTGACAAGGGGTTCCTCCGACAAAAAGGTCAATTGCTCCAATATTCCACTCCTCAAATTTAGTCATATCACCAACATTGGGTACATCTGGGTAGTGATGAGCCAAAACCCTACTTGGGAATTTTTCTATCTCTGAAAATGCAACCGGATTCCATCCCAATGGATGCCATGCCACTGTTGCAGCTTCAATTCCAGAACAAACAGATAAATAATTCACCACGGCGCTGGTTCAAAAGGAATGGGCTCAGGTTTAATCTTTTTAGGCTTAACCCATTTGTTACCAACGAACGCAGCGAAGGGCCATTTGCCAGCCTTGACTGCTTTTTTGATCGTTTGGTCTATGCGCTTTTCAGCTTTTCCGAGATCCGTGTTTTCCATTGATTCCAATCCTCTCCCGGCCTTGCGGGACATCCAATTTTTTCCGCCATTTCAGCGGTCCCTTTTTCTGTTGCCCACCAATTAACTGCTTTCTCGTGGTGGGTCATGTCTAGCTCATCTTCCCATCGTGCTTGATTAAGCCATGTAGCGGGATGTGGCATAAATTCACTTGCAGTCGATTTGATCGTCCAGTACCGCTTGTGATTCTTGACTGCTTGTATTGCATCTTGCCGCTCTTGATAGCTCATCTTTAGCCAAGCCTTTTGCGCTGCTCTCTTGGCTACCTTTCGTGGGTACTGTTGCCAGAACTCCTCGAAACCTTCCAATTTATTTCTCCTGGTAGTTGCGACAGGGAAAGTCTAGATCGGAATTTAAGAGCAGTGTTTAGTTTTGTTTCTTGGGCTGATGAATGGTTGATTTCAGCAGATAAGCGTATTTGTTTAGTTTTGGGCATAGTTCCCCCAAGGGTGGTAGCACTCACCTTACCCAGCAGGGGTCGCTTCTGGATGTTCCCTGCCTAGTACAGCCTAAGCCAGCGATTCTCTCCACCTCTTGCTTGTCCCACCCATGTACAAGAGGCTTTGTCCAGTACCTCACTGACAGTCTGGATCGGCATGAAACGGGGTGTTTCGCCAGCCGGTGTTTTCTTCCGCGCATCCCATGCAGGATCTTGATAACGCTCGGAGTACGGTCAGCTACCAAAAGAAAAACCCCAGAACACTTAGGAGGGGCAAGGCCCTTTGGCGTTGGGCAATCACGCAGTCTGCTGAGTAAGACATTGTGACCACACAAGCCCCACCTAAATACTCTGGGGTTGTACTCAGCTCTGCCGGTTGCCACACCGACCCTTTTATTGTATTAGAAATCCACGATCTTGCAAGTCCATCCTGCCTTCAGTTTTCCCCATCCGTGAACGGTGATCTTCCAGCCTGCCGCCAGAATCGTAGACAGATGCTCGGATTCTTGAATTTTGGTTACCCTGGCAGCAACGTTACCCCGGCTTGTAGTCTGCACCAGTAGCGTTTCACCGGGTTTTATAGCCAGTATGTCGCCTATGCCGAATAGGTCTTGCCTGATCTTTGCGTGAGGGTTCCAGCGCTCGACGATCTGGCAGAGATAGCCTTCAGATCTGAGCTTTTCCAGTGATCTTTGTGTTGGTGATTTACCGCTCATCTGTTAGTTACCGCCTTTCGTCTGCCGGTGTGCATAAGTCTAAGATACTTGTTTTATAGTGAAATTTCTTACTTAACGGAGTTTTACATGAGGAAAATAGAATGGATAGCTTTCGTAGCGTTAGGGATGTTTTACGGGTTCCTGCTGTTCCTGTTCGTGAGGTAACTATGAACGTCTACAACTTAATCGCTAAAGTATCTGCTGACCTTTGCCAGCAAGGTATCGCTAAAGACCGCAGAAACACTCAGCAGGGATACGGGTTTCGCGGGATAGATGATGTCTACAACGCGCTTGCTCCGATCATTAGCAAGCACGGTCTTGTAATCCTGCCTCGCGTGATTAGCCGTGAGGTTAGCGAGCGCATGGGAAAAAGCGGATCTTCGCTGTTCTATGTCGTGGTTGAGGTTGAGTTTGATTTTGTCTCGTCGCATGACGGAACCAAACACACAGTTAAGACCTTTGGTGAAGCAATGGATAGCGGCGATAAAGCAACGAATAAGGCTATGTCAGCAGCTTACAAGTACGCAGCTTTTCAAGCGTTCTGCATACCAACAGAAGGCGATAACGACGCTGACGCAACTACGCACGAAGTAAAAGCGCATACGCCAGAATTTACCGATAAGCTGATGCTGATAGCCGGAGCGACAAAAGAAACGCTGAGGGAAGTCTATGAGGCGTTACACACGGAATACAAAGGCCAGCCTGAATTACAGAAAGCAATTGTGGCCGCTAAAGATCAACGCAAAACAGCATTGGGGATTAAATGATAAAGAACATAAAATTGCTTGATTATTTTGCCAGTCAAGCTCTTATTGCAACTTTCAAAAACTCAGTTGATTTGTATAACGAAGGAGGTCTTGGCGAAGATCCACAGTTGGAAAAAATTTATGAGGACGCAGCGGAAACTGCTTATTTTGTAGCGCAAGAAATGATGAAGCAAAAAGCCAAATATGACTCCGAACAAAGCCGTTGAATTTATCTACAAGCACTCCGAGCTGATTGCAAAAGCAAAAGCAGAGCGCGTTTATCTTGAGGAATTCCGCAAGGTAAAGAAAGCTCTCCTGATGCAAGACATGGAAGGATCAGTTGCGGCTCAAGAGCGTGATGCTTACGCTCATGAGGATTACCAAGAGCTTTTAAAAGAGCTTAAAAAGGCTGTGGAACAAGAAGAAGCTCTAAGATGGAAGATGATCTCAGCCCAAGCTCACATCGAGGTCTGGAGGTCTCAGGAAGCGTCTAACAGAGCGGAGATGAAACTTGTATAGAAACCAAAAACTGCTAGAAACAGTTCGTGAGTTTGAGTGTGTTTTGTGTGGTGCGGAAGATGGCACCGTCGTTGCCGCGCACAGCAACCAGCTACGCGACGGGAAAGGTAAAGGGATAAAGGCTCATGACTACAGGATTGCCGCCCTGTGTTATCGGTGTCACATGGCTATAGACCAAGGGCATCGTATGAACAAACAAGAGAAAGAAGCGATGTGGGAAGAAGCCCACCGCAAAACAATCGGTTACTTATTTGAAAGAGGAAAGTTATGGGTTCAGTAAATAAAGCAATAGTGATTGGTAACGCTGGTAAAGATCCAGAGACCAAATACACGGATGCTGGAGTTGCGGTTTGTACCCTGGTGTTAGCAACAAAACATTCTTGGAAGCAACAAGACGGTACACGCCAGGAAAAGACAGAATGGCATCGCATTGTCTTTTGGGGAAAGCTGGCCGAGATCGTCGATAAATATGTAAAGAAAGGGTCTCAAGTCTACGTCGAGGGAAGGATCGAAACTCGAAAGTGGACAGACAAAAACGGCAACGATAAGTACACTACCGAGATCGTTGCCGATCAGATGCAGATGTTGAGCGGCAGACCCAAAGCCGAGGTCGACAACGATGATGAGGTACCGTTTTGATGGAGCAGGGAACCGAGGAATGGAAACTTGCTCGGCTCGGGAAGGTGACAGCTTCCCGTGTCTCCGCCGCTAGAGCAAAGAAAGGTACGGCAACTCGAGCCGACTACATAGCCGACATCATTACAGAGCGTCTTACAGGCTCTCCAATCGAGTCTTTCACCAACGCTTATATGGAGTGGGGAACGGCCAACGAACCGCTTGCAAGAGCCGCATATGAGATCAAAACGGGCATTTGGGTCGAGCAGATTGCCATTGTCAATCACCCGACGATTCCAAACTTTGCAGCTTCGCCTGATGGTTTGGTCTGGACGGATGGATTACTAGAAATCAAATGCCCAAAAACATCCACGCATTTAGGCTGGATGATGAAAGGCGAACCACCTTCTGAACACAAAAACCAGATGCTTGCTCAGCTTGCCTGTACCGGTAGAGAGTGGGTTGACTTTGTATCGTTTGATCCACGGTTGCCCGAGCATCTCCAGTTGTTTGTTGTTCGTTTTCAACCAGAGCGCAAAGACATCGAAGACCTAGAGAAAGACGTAATGACTTTTTTAGCAGAAGTTGACACAATGCAAAGGAAATTAGGATGAGCTGGAGAGAGCTGATTGCAGAGCAAAGAACCCCCAGAACCTTTAAGCCTGTCGAAGAAATCTGGCGACAGTACGGCTGGAAGCCGCCCTCCACAGAGTGCGAAGATACCATCGAAAAACATAAAGCATTTCGAGCGTGGAGTCTCGGAGAACTGGATCTTGACCATCAAGGAAGTCAAGAGCAGTGATCGACAGGAAATTGCGGCAGCTTATGAGAAAGTTATGCCGCTGGTCGTCGAGGATTGGGCTCACTGGCTTTTGTCGAAGCCTAAGACTCGGCGGCTTTCGCTCATTGAGCAGATAGCTAAACACCACGGAGAGAGCGTCGGCCAGATGGTGAAAGACGCTCTTATTCGGTTAAATAAAGCATAGACTCATCGCGCCTACGCTTTACTAATCCTGGTAACTCTTTGCCAGCCGCCTTTGTCCACATCATGAAGGCTTGCGCGGCTCCAGCATAGTCACCACGGTTATGCCGCATTCGGATCGTCGATCTTTGAAGGTTTCCTAATCCAACATTGAACCCAAAGCTGGTGAGTGCATCAAGGCGATTAGGAGTAAGAGCAAAAGGACATAATCGGCGTACGCCAGCCTCAAATGCTTGTAGATCCGCCGCAAGTATCTCATCGACCTCTGCCATTGTGAGCGTCCTATCCCATCCGTTTGGGATCGGTAAAGAGAGTCTCTCTTCAAACTTCACCCTTATGTGTGATGGGTCGATTACGTGGCCTACGCCGATTGTCCACAGTCTCGCAGGGCAACGGTAAGGTTTAAGCCTTACGCCCTCGTGATGCTTGAGCATCTCAAGAGATTTACTTTGCAAATGCGCGGCTTCCGAAATGAAATGAAATAATTGCAGCCCAGATCTGCTGCGTCTCATCATCCCAAAGCTGATTCAGCATTTCGTCAAACGGTACATTCATTGTCCACGCATACCAAAAACCCGCAACATCAACAAAGACCAGTAGCCCAAACATGCCATAAGTAATCACGGGCCTAACTAAAGCTCGTAGATTCTTTACCCACTGAGATACACCCTCACCAATGGCTATATCGTGCGCGTAGAGCGCTTTCATCTCGTCTGCTTGCGCTTGTATTTGCACTTGCTCTGTTCGTATCTCCTCGACCCGCTGTTGAGCTGCAAAGCCTTCTTTTGCAAGCTCAAGCTCGCGCTCTATCTGCATTTGTGCAAGCTGTAGCTCGTGAGCCTTATCTTTTGAGTCTTGCCAGATGTCGAGCAACCTGGGAACGCCACCGGCCAGGAAGGAAAGCAAGGATGAAAGCAAAGTCATCATGATGTTGTAATTTGATCCGAACCTTTTTTGACTGTGACTTTGGAACCTTGAACGTCTACTTGCATAGGCTCGATTCGATCCAATTTATCAAGACGGTGAATCAAGTCTTTAATAACTTCAAACTCAGGTTTTTCCTGCTTAGCCGCCGTTCCCGCTATCCCATTCAGCATTTGAATAAGAGCAGTAAGTGAAGCGCCCAAAAGACCCATAACAGCAGCAATTTTTTCGCCTTCAAGGAAAAGTGAAGCGCCAACACCTACTAACACGATGAGGAAGATGTAAAGCAGACCATCTTCGCCAATCGCTTTGCCAGCGACTTCTTTAGCCGAATCCTGCGCTTTAAGCTCTTCAAGTTTAATTCTTGCCTGAGCTTTTAATAACGCGATTTCGTGGGCTTTGTCATCCATCACTTGTCTTGCTTATGATCTAGCTTGTCAAAGATCTTAGCAAGCATGTTTTTTATGTCGCTAATGTCTTTTTCGTAATCCGGTTTTAGAACATAGGCGTGGGGTAAGCCTTTTTCTAAGTCCCTAAGATCGCGCTGCAACTCTTGTTGAGCTTCCCAAACCACACGGAAGAACCAACCGAATGCAGCCGAGAGAACACCGAAAGCGATATTAAGCAGCGTTTGCGAGTCCATAATATTCAAGATTCCTAGCGAGTCGTTCATCACCCGGCGATAGATCCACCGCCGATTGCCCGTATCGTATCGCTTCGTCTTTTAGCCCCAGGTGATGGGCTGCGATTGCTGCTAAGTCATAAGGCTTAGATCCCCACACTTCGGGATCACAGGTGTAAACCAGTTCCTTATCTTTGATCTCTAGCGCCATTGTAGCCGCGTGTAAACATTCGCGCCACATTGACTTCATGTAAAAGGACATCGCCGCATCTACCCAGGGCTCTCTAGTTCCTGGCGCTTCGGCAATCGCCATTCTGTACCATTTCAGCGCCTCCCATCCGTTTTGTTTGTGGTCATAGGCTTTGCCAAGTAACCGCATCGCATAGCAACGCTCATTCGGCCATGTCGCTTCTGGCATGTCAAGATAAGTATTCAAAGCCTGTATTGCTTCATCCCAAAGACCGTAAAACGTAAGCTCTCGCGCAAAGTAAAAAGCGTTTCTCGGGCATCGCGGATCTTCTTTAACAGCCATTCTCAAAAGGTCTAAATATTGCCCACGGCTTTTAGTTGGGTCTGGATGATGCGAAACTAAAAGCTCATCAGTATGCGCGTAAATTTCTTTTGTTCGCTGATCTGGTCTTGGGTATTCATGTACTGGATGATGCCAGTGATAACCAACTCGGTGATGTATCTTTTCATAATAGAAAAGAATGTTATGCCCCCAGTCAAATTTGTATCTGAGCCTTGTTGTCTCGGGTTCCCATATGCGCTCAATATGCTCACGCCAGCCGGGTTCCATGACCTCATCAATATCTAAAGAAACGCAAACATCATAATCGCCAGGGATAAGGCATAAAGCAGTGTCTCGTGCCATATCAAAACGCCAGGGTTTGACAGATATATCGTATACCGTTACACCGCATTCTCTAGCAAGGTTGGCAGTATTGTCAGTTGATCCTGTATCAGCTAGCAAAACAAGATCTGCATCCTTGCATGAATCTGACCACCGCTTAATAAATTGCTCTTCGTTCTTAGAGATTGCGTAGATGCAAATCTTCAAATGACGGTAGACAAAAACGCCAATCTCGCCTTCTTGATGTTCCTTCCAGGGCTTACCGAAAGATTCAATAAAGTCATCGCGAGACCAATTGTCTGTAACGTGTTTTTCGTATGGATTTCCTTCAAACTCGTCTTGAGGGTAATAACCCAAGGGAATGCTAACAATGACGTATTTTGATTTTTTACATTTATCTAAAAGACTTTTAGCCTCATCTTTAGACATATGCTCAAGAATATCGCCAAGAATAACTAAATCATAAGATCCAAATTCAACGTTTCTAGCGTCTCCGCAAATAACCTCGTCATATAAGCGTTTAAGATTAAATTGTTCAATATTGGGTTGCCATATCTCTAAAGCTGTCCAATGCTGCCCTTGTTTTTTATAAGCAGCATAAGTTCCGCTTCCCGCGCCAATATCCAAAACCGTCTTAGGATTGATACGGTTTATGAGATCTAACGTGTATTGTTTGCCATGCTTTGAACTATAAGGCATCGTGTTTTATCCTTTTTTGTTATCTAAATCATTGCCCTTCGTACCATCCACCTGCCCGAGCAACCACGCAAGCGCAGCTACTACGATGGGGATAACCGCCTTTAGAACGTCTGACCAAGCCACGTCAGATACCCAGCAATTTCTTAACGAACATCGCGGCGACTCCTGGCCCAAGCAGTACAGCAGCAATCGTGATGTACAGCAGCCACTCAATGTGGCGCATACGCCTGCTGCCGTCGCCCAGGCGCTTTTCTATCTGCTCGTAACGCTGGGCGCAAATCGCCTCATGCACCGAGAGACGCTTGTCCAGATCTTCGCTCATGATTCTGCTTTGACCTCTTGTGGCGCGGGAACCGGAAGCTGTGGAACGGTCTGCTCACGGATCTTTTCAATCAACGGACTAACTTGCACAAAGGGCAGGTTACCCAACGCGGTCAGGCAGGCATTGACTTCATCAAGCGTGAGTTCTAATTTGATCTGTACAGGGTTCATGGTTAAGCTGCCCAAGGAAGCGGTGTGTTTTGCGGGGAAACGGGAGGGGTGATCATGCTGTCGATCTGGCCTTGTACACAGGCTTGTGCGCTTTCGATCTGGTTGGCAGGAATCCAGCCGATGACAATCTCAGGCGTAAGCTGATCGTAGGGAATAAACGCACCCTCTTGGTCTGCCGAGTTGAACGTCGTATTGCCATCAATCTCAGCCGTGTACTGACCGTCCACGCCAACCACTTTCCAGTGTAGGTTCACAACGTAATTAGGTTCTGGCGTTGGCATGGTGTACATGCGTTCAATAGTGGTGGTAAACGTAGTCATAGCTTAGGCTCCTTTCAGTGCAGCAAGTTCGGCTTTGAGTTGCTCAACTTGAGCAGACAGTTCTTGAACGGCTTTAACTAGCGGCGAGATAAACATCTCACGGCTAATAGCTTGGATACCATCATCGCCTTGATCCCAGCCGTTGAAGGTTGAGCATCCCTCTGCATCTAATGCAGCTTTAACTTCTTGCGCCACAAACCCGTGGATGACTCTAGTGGTGTCACGCTTGTTTTCTTCAGCGTAATACGGATGGTCTGGCGGTAAGTCGTTTTGCGCTTTCCAAGTAAAGAGGATTGGGTTCAAACGGTTAATGAACGAAAGACCTAAACTATCAGGCCCAATGACGTTCTTCATCGTACCGTCAGAAGTTTGCGTCCATGTGGCGTTGACTGTATAAGCGTTGTAAATCTTGCCTGTGCCGTTGCCTATGGTGACGTTGGTATTGGCTTGTCCTGTTACGCCGTTACCAATAACGATTTGATCTGTGGCGCTATTTACGCTTGGGTCTGCCCCACCACCAATGATGACATTGCCCGTACCCGTGGTAATTACATCGCCAGCTTGATAACCAATTGCCACGTTTTTGGCATTAACGTTTTGCGTTACCGAGCCACCAGAACCAGTGATTGTGACGTTGTTGTAGGTGAACTTAACACCTACCGTTGCTGATGCAGCACCAATGCTTGTCCAGTTAACCGTACCTAGACCAGTAATGGTGTATTCCACACCGTTTGTAAGCGCTCCTGCGGAAACCGATATGGTTGCTGGGAGTGCGTTAAAAAGTGCTTGGTATCCGACAGCCGTGTTTTGTTGGGAGGTGGTGTTGGCTTGAAGTGCTGCATATCCAAGTGCGGTGTTGTTCGCCCCAGTGGTGGTATAAATAAGCGCTTCAGCACCTACGGCTGTGTTGTACGAGGCAGTAGTGTTTGAATATAACGCCGCCATGCCAAATGCCGCATTCTTCTCAGCACTTTGCATTGAAAAGAGCGCTCTATCGCCCACACCCGTATTGTAGTTTCCTGTTGCGGATTTACCCGCTTGGTAGCCAAACCAAGAATTGTTTGCCTGAGCAGTTCCGCTATTCCCCGCCTGATAACCGACAGCAGTGTTGTTGTTACCGGAGACGTTGGTGTAGAGGGCTTGGTAGCCAACAGCGATGTTACTTGCTCCAGTCTGATTACTATACCCAGCCTGATAGCCAACAGCTGTGTTGTAGGAGGCGGTGGTGTTGGAGGCGAGGGCAGTGACGCCAACGGCAGTATTAGCACTGCCTGTGGTATTTGCGTCTAATGCATATGCACCCAAAGCAGTCAGCGAACCCCCAGTTGTATTGGCACGAGCGGCACGGAATCCAACCGCAGTCACATCTGCTGGTGTGGTAGTGCTTTCAGCCGCACGATTACCAACCGCCACATTTTCTACACCAGTCGTATTCGCCGCCAAAGCACTCGCACCCACCGCAGTGTTGGAAGCCACAGCACCTGCGCCACGGCCTACGGTGATGCCGTTGATTGAGATTTGTGCGCCATCAAAGGTGAACGCAGAAGACCCCGCAAACGCACCCGCATTGTTGTACTGGACTTGCGTAGTGGAGCCACCAGGGGTTCCGCCGCCACTGACAGTAACCGTTACTGCTGTTCCTGCCGCAGATGCGGTTACGCTAGAACCCACAAAATTAAAAGATGTAACGCCAGAAGTTAATAGCGTCCCTTCGTCTGATACGGCAATATTAGTTCCCGTACCCGTTGGGCCTGTCGGTCCCGTAGGCCCAGGAACCGTGGATGCGTCACCGGTTGGACCCGTTGGACCGGTCAAGCCTTGACCACCTGTAGGTCCGGTTGGCCCCTGTGCCCCCGTAGGCCCAGCGTCACCCTGTGGGCCTGTCGGCCCGACTACACCCTGACTTCCTGTGGGACCTTGCGCTCCCGTTGGGCCAGTATCTCCAGTCGGTCCTTGATTACCTGTTGGCCCAGTTGGACCCTGTACTCCAGTTGGGCCTTGATCGCCCGTGGGACCTTGGCTTCCTGTTGGGCCTTGGCTTCCGGTTGGCCCCTGCACTCCGGTCGGTCCTTGCGCTCCCGTCGGGCCAATGTCACCCGTGGGACCGGTAGGCCCGGGAACGGTAGAAGCGTCACCGGTAGGACCTGTTGGGCCAGTTAATCCTTGACTGCCTGTTGGACCTGTTGGTCCTTCAGCTCCAGTCGATCCGGTTGGCCCTGTCGGACCCGTGGGGCCAATTAAACCTTGATCTCCGGTTGGTCCGGTCGGTCCTGCTGCGCCAACATTGCCTTGCGCTCCAGTTGGACCGGTAGGCCCAGCCACAGTTGATGCGGCTCCTGTCGGACCGGTTGGTCCCAAATCTCCCGTTGGACCCGTAGGGCCTGCAATACTGCTAGCCGCACCAGTCGGACCAGTGGGTCCTTGGCTCCCAGTTGATCCAGTCGGTCCTGCCGCGCCAGTAGATCCTGTAGGACCCGTCGGACCATTTATACCATTGCTTCCCGTTGGACCTGTTGAGCCAGTGGCTCCTACTGCGCCGCTAGCACCGGTTGGACCGGTAGGTCCGCCTGGAGTTCCCGCCGCGCCTGTAGCTCCGGTTGCACCCGTGGGACCCGTTGCCCCTGTGGGACCGCCTGGAGTTCCCGCCGGCCCCGTTGGGCCAATAACACCCTGATCAAGAACCAGGGTGATCTGATTTGCGCCTGTGACTGTCGTGCTCAATTGGTAACTCCATTTGATCTAACCAAAAATAGCAAGAAGATAATTAAATCTTGAGCCGGCGTAGATCCGCTTGCGGGTATGGCAATGGTGATGTTCCCAGAGAATCCGACTGGGCTTGATGCGTTTATGTCTAGCTGCGGATCAGTGGAAAGAACCGACCACGTAGACTCATCAATGACTAGCGTAAAAGACCCACCAGCAAGGTTTTGATTTGCAATGGTCAAATTTACCGCAGTTGGCGGCGGCGAATAATCGGCAATATCAAATGTCAGACCGTATCGAGAGTCTCTAACATTAGACAGTTGACGACGTAAAATTTGACTTGTGATGGTTGCGCCGGTTAGATCTCTTGGGCTTCCATCCGAGTTGTTAAGTGTTAGGTTCCAGTAAGTTTTCTGGTTGTATACCAGCTCACCGGCGATAATTTGATTATCAAAACCGCTAACTTGTGTCAGCGTATTACGGTTGAAGATCGCCATATTCCCTCACTAGGTAAATTGACGTTCGCTAAGCACTCTCAGCAGAACGGGTGGCTATCTTGTATTTTTTTCTAGTGTATCTGAAATCAATTTTATTTTGTACTGCTAGCCTGAACCTTTAATTCTAATTCCTTTACGCGCTGCTCCAACTCTTGTATAGCCTTTACTAGAATTGGTATGTAACTTGGATAATGGATAGTGTCATGCCCAACGATCCCCGCAGATTCAGCTTTAGGATCGTGCATAACTAATGCCGTACCCTCTCCGACTAGGGGCCTTACCTCATCGCTCATAAAGCCAAACCCTCGAATAGAGGGATCTTGCTTTAGCCTAAACGTGTAAGGTTTAAGACCCTTTATTAGATCTAGCCCAAAATCAATAGGGGCAATATCCTGTTTGATTCTACGATCTGATGGAGACGTAGTTTGTACAGCAAGAGTGACAGTGCTTCCAGCGCCAGAAGTTCCAACATAAGCGCCGGCAATCCCTGTAGATGAGGAACCCAAAATGCTTAGCTGGCTACTTGAGTTGACCGTTGCAGTTCCTGAGTTTGTTGGGGCAGAGTTTAGGAATGCAGGGTTGTAGCTAAGCGATGAGCCGTTGTAATAGAGAACTCCTGTGGTTACTGAGGCAAGCCTTGCAGCCGATAAAGAGCCTGAAGTAATGTTGCTTGCATTCGTTGTATCTGTTGTTGCTGATGCCGCTAGGTCAGAAACATTAGATGCGGCGACCGTTGCCCACGAACCATCATTACGCAAGAATGTACTTGTTCCCCCAGATGGTTGCGCGATGGTGTAGCTTCCAAATCTAAATGTGCCGGAAACTATATTGATTGCATAGCCATTGTTATCACAGATCCTTACGTCTGTTGATGATGTATTGTTATTTGTGAAATAACCGGCTGCGTGAATGCTTGTACTTTTGTACCCAATCCTTGCCTGAGCAAGAACACCAGATCCGCCGGTATCGTACTGAGAAGCCGAGAATACAGAGCGAGCCTGTATCAACCCGTCCCAGGTTATAAAACCACCAAAGGAATTTAGATCAACCGTTTTCCCATAGATACCCTGCGCCGAATCGACAGATGGGCCTGTATAAGTAGGAACTGTAATGATCGATCCCCTGGCCCAGTTTCCCGTTAACAAGGGAGAAAGATCTAAAACGGGATCACCGTTTGATCCGGTTCCACCGAAAGACCCGATCAGTTGATTAGATGAGTTGTAAACGGCTACCTTATTAGCAGCGCTTTTATTGATTTCGATGCGCTGAGCGCCGCTAACACCCGTGACTAGCTCGCCGCGCAGATAAGCGGCATTGGCATACAAATTACCTGAAGGCTGATCTAGATACCAGCCAACCGTTCCAAAGTTTGTTGTAGTTGGAGGGTTTGGGCCATTGTAATTATCCGATCTAATACTTTGAAAGATTGATGCGGCAATTGGGCCTGTCCACGCGGTTGAATTCGCCGGCACACCATTGACGGTCGTGGCGTTTGCATTGTATCTGCCTTGTAAATACCAGAGAACTTGACCAATAGCTACCGCTGGCACAGTTGATGACCAGCCGGCAGGAACCGCAGACCCAGAGGTTGGCGTAGTAAACGTAGGGGCAGCGCTTGATTGAGACTGAACCAAATAAGCGTTTATAAATGCTATGCCTACCAAGCCAGAGCTTCCCGTAGGGCCTGTAATCGAAGCTCCAGTTGGGCCTGTGTTACCTGTTGGCCCCTGACCTCCCGTGGGGCCTGTGTTCCCCGTTGGTCCTGTTGGGCCAGCCGCAGCTGTAGGAGACCAAGTTAGCGCCGCGCTTACAGACGATAGCGTTGACTTTGCAGTTTCATTTTCTACCGAAAAGGCAAAGTACCAAGTTCCAGCGGCAAGACTAATATTTTGAAACTTAAACGTCGATGAATTGGTAAAAGTAGCGCCGTTAGAAAGAATTGCAGAACCCCATGTTTTCCAATCCGTTGATGCTGGTGTTGCAGACGATGTGTAAAACAAAGTAATCGTTGTCACTCTGCCTTTAGTCGGCAAAGTCACGGTCGCGGAAAATGTCGGAGGAGCTGCGCTCGGAGCAAGATCACCAATGACCGGAGCATTCAGAGCTGAAAAGTACGCGGGTGAAGGAAGGCTCGAATTAGGGGCGGCAGAAAACGCAGTGATGCTGGCATCATCATAAACTTGCGCGTTGTACTCTGATAGCTCTAGTGTCGCGCCAAGATTCCCATCGTCGATTGTCGCCTCCGAGACTTTCATAACTCGGAAAAGTTTGTTCGTCCAGCCGTAGTCTGCGTTAGTAATGTCAACCACATCACCCGCGTCTACTTGAATGCCAGGATAAGTAGACGTAATCGTGACGATTAGATCTTCTCGCGCTTGCTCTAACCTTCTGTTTCCTAGATATTGGGCCTGTACAGAGTCATTCGTAAACTCTAGTGTTGTTGTCTGCCTGTTTGCCGGTTCGTTAGGGTACAAAAGCCCAGCCGGTGTTTCCATGTAAACCAGATCGGGCTGATCTCGGTTTAGCTTAGATGGAAACTCAATCTGAATCTGGTTGATCTGCTGGTTGATGTCTACAGCGGAAACCCTGATTTCGCCAATTAAATTTGTGTCGTTGAATGAGAAGCTAGATGTTTCTGCTTTATTTATGACTATTGACCAAAGACCTGACGCTGCGTTGTATGCCATCCAAGAATCACAGCATTCAAGCATCTTCTCAACGTTATCTAAAACAGATCTGCCCGTATCAACAACGCCGTTAATTCTGTATCGCGCTTGCGTTGATGATCCGCCGCCAGCAGGGGTATAAGTAATTGTCTGATCGGAGTAAGTATTGAGAGCTGTTGCGCTTGCAGAATCAACTAATCCAGTCATGCCAGCGCCGTAGCGCGTATTGGTCATGTAGTCGTACCAAACGTCTCCAGGTTTCGCTACCGTTCCGCCTTTAGGGTAATGCTTGCAATAAAACGTAATTGGCAAAAGACCTGTCGTTCCTGCATCAGCGTTATAGACCAAACGAATAACCGCAAAAGCCAAGCCATTCATTCTGCGACCGGTAGAAGGCCATGAGAGACCAGCAGGAATCTCTGTATTGCCAGATCCCATGACAACATTAGACCAAGGCAAATCTGCTGTGTTGTAGCCTGTAACAGTTCCCGCTTGATTGGAAACGTAAAGATAAATATTTAGATTGCCGCTTATTTTTGTATCAACGTTTCCATCGCCATCCGTAAGAGATATAACCTTTGAACCGTCTGTACCGTCAAAAGTCATTAGACGATCACCGTAATACATTTTGGTGGTGTCATAAGTAAACGCAGCCGAGGCATCAGACGATATAGAAGAGATCGCCATGACGTAGTACATAACTTTCTGGTTACCAGACAACACCGCATCAACAAAAACGCCACCTAGCCAAGCATCGCCATAAACAACGGGAATTGAGTTATTGCTGGCAGGAGGAACTTGTTGTCTTGCTCCGGTGTCTTGTGACTGCGACGCTTTAGATCCAAATGCGCGAGTTACCACGTAGGAGACTGCAAAATTGATTGCAAACGTAGCGGCAGCTACACCTATTGACCCTAAAGCAGCGCTTGCCGCTGCCGCAGAACCATAAATCGTGGATAAAACAATTGATGCTGGCATGATCTACTCTCGGAAGAATGTCGCTTGCAAAGGTCTGTAGTTGTATCTTGTGTAGTCAATGTTTGGCGAATTAGGCATAAGGCTTGTGCATACAATCTGTACTCGTTTTTGATCAAGCATGTCTTGCGCGAGCTTGTTAAATCTTAACCATAGTTTGCCGCCGACAGATGTATCTCTGAACTCTGGAACTACCCACCACGCTACCTCGTGCAGCTCTTTTACCGCGCTGTTCCAAAAATTACTTGTCACATAAGCCGCCAAGAACCCTCGAAACTGATCGTCTATAAGAACAAATCCACGGCCTTTAATCATTTCGTAGAAAAGCGTTTTTACATGCCCTTCGTTTTGATTGTGCTTTAGTGTTTTTATCCCTGCCTCATCTGCGTATGCTTTCATCATCTCTATAAGATGCGGCATGTCGTATTTTGTTGCGTAGCGCATCACTCTCCCGTTTCAACAACCGTTGATTGAGATTCTGTAACTGTATTCGGATCTGATTGAGACCCTGTTTGCGGAGGAGCGCCAAAGTCGAAATACTGGCCCGAGATAGCAGCGACGCGGCTCATGCTCGTGTCTGATGTATAGATCTGCTGCCAAGTCTTAACATTGGTTTTAATTCCTGCGATTCTGTTCTCAAGAATTGATCGAAACGAAGTACAAGAGATTGACGCGGTAGCTGTACGGCTGCGGATGTTTTCGTTCCAATCTTCGGTAATTGAAATGTTGGAAACAATGCCTTGGTAGCGCTTGAAAAATTGCGTGGAAGGGCTCGTGATGATTTGATAATTAGAGTCAAAAAAGCCTCGCCAAATCTCTACAGTCGAGCCTTTGATATTAGTTCCCAAGACTAGCGAAATGTTTGTCGGGTCGATGCCTATCAGCCCGATTACCATATCAATCGAAGTCGCCTTGATCTCTCGGTTGACCGCGCCAACAGAAAGAAGGCTACCCAATCCTGAAAATGTATTGCCGCCAACAGTAATTGCAGCGGCAGCATTGCAGAATGTATAGGTAGACGTTGAGGTTGTCAGTTTGACGAATTCGCCGTGGGTAATGCTTGCGCTGGACAGCGCTGTCATTGGGGTACTCACTGTACGTTCTCCCTAAAGACAAAATCAGCATCCCAATCAACGAATGCGCCGTTAGTCATGGGTCTAAGCGTATAGGTTGGGCAAACCTCAGCAACCACCGAAAACGTACAAGCTGATCCTACAGCCGTTAACGTTCCGGCAGATGGTGTACCAATCACCGGACGATGCAAAGTAACGTTAACGGTCGATCCTGAGCCTCTCAAGACCTGTGTAGTGACTTTGTAGGGATAACTGCCTAACTGAATAAAATCACCGGCCTTGAACACGATAACGGTACTCGCAACCGCTGGAAGATTGCCGACAGAAATCGTGGTTGCATTTGCAGCCGGAACAGACGCAAGCGTTAATGCCGCAGCCTGCCCGCTTGTGAGCTCGCCTTGGTAAGCGGTAAACCACTGAAGATTTGTTGAGCTGAACGTGATTGTCGCTGCTGTTTGCCTGTCGAGATTATCAATGGTCTGGATTACATCTCGAACCTGGGGATAGTAAAGAAAAGCATGTGGCTTGACCGTGAACACCCAAGGAACGGATGTAACGTACATTGCCGTTCTCACTTGACCCGATCTTGAATATTGCTGGCCGACCATCCGCCGGTTGTTAACCGTGATGGTTTGACTAATGTCTAAGATAGTTTGGAAGCTCATGCTCTGCCTCGCGGTGAAAGCGATTTCTGAGCGTAGGAATTAGCCGCCCAAACCGCTCGATTGCTGCCCATGATTCGTTCCTCGAAAGACTTAACGTCAATAGCTTGTATGTTGTAGTTGTTGACCGTGGATGTTCCGCTCATCGCGTAAGACGGTATAACTTGACCGGCCATGCTTGGAACAAATAGCTCCGGCCCTCTTTCTCCTACAAGATACGGAGCGCCAGAATTAACCGGACCGCCGCCGGCTCGCTTGTTAAAGATGTTTCCAAGGACAGGAATATTAGACATAAAGTTTTCAAATAATGAAGGAGCGCCCCTTATATCTGATTTGAAGATTGCGTCTAAAAATTTATCTAATGAGCGAGAAGCCAGTTTTTGAAGAAGCGAAGAAAGCGCAGACTTAAAAGCATCCGCTGCCGATTTACCAGACATAAAAGCCTCGACAATAGTCGTGCCGATTGACTTATATCCGTCGCGTATATCTTCAAGAAGATCTAGTTCCTCGCTTGCCGCCTTCTTCTTTTCCATCATATCTTCAAGTTCTTTATTGGCAGTAATTTCGGCTTGCGCTTGAACCTCATTAAGAACCTGTGCTGATTCTTTTTCTAGTTCGATTTCACGCTCAATCTGCTTTAGCCTTAACTCAAGGTTGAATCGTCTTAAATCGTCCATCGCAGCCAATTCTTGATTGGCTTCTTTTGTCAGTCTCTGCATTTCTTCTTGCTGCTCGGCTTCCTCGCGCCGCAGACGGATTATTTCCTCCATCTTTGCAAGACCAGCAGGGCCACCTTGCTTTGCAGCTTCAAACCGTAACGCTGCTTCTTCGCCTTCTTTTAACTTAAGAATCTGCGCGTCTAAGCCTTCAAGATAGCTTTTAAGCGCTTTTGCGCGAGACTCGGCCTCGGAATCTCTAACGGCTTTAACCTTAG